AGCGATTATTTCATCATCTTGCGATCTTCCTAGTGCATAAGCAGCAGCAAGTGCATACGATGATGTTGGATCGATAAGAGTTCTGATTTTATCTTGATTATCGATTAAATCAGCATACTCATAATCTACCAATGATACTCTTCTTCTAGCATGTGGAGTATCGATTTGTGGAGTGTCAGCATGTCTGCTTGTACGTTTCTGTGCAATTGCAGAGCCAACTTGGTCAAAAAAACTATTTTTCCCAACCACAGTTTCGACATCAACAGCTTTTCTAAGAAGAGAGCCTTTTTGCTGGCTAAGCATACTAACATTCGAACTATATTGCTGTACGAATGCAGTAGTTATTTGAGTTGACATTTTTTTATGTCCTCCATCTTATTGGTTGATTTTACCGATTTGATTTTCCGCAAAAGCGGATCTTATCTTTACCTTTATAGTCGGCAATTAGACTTTACTCTTAGAGGTTTTGCATTTGCAAAATTTTCTCTGAGAATTTTTTTTTACCCAATCATAATATTTTTCTGCGATTGGAAGAGGATCTCTTCGATCATTTTCTGGACCAAATTCAGTTGCTAATCTTAAACATTCTAACCTTATTTGAATGTCAGGTTTTACATCTGGATTAGGTTCAAATTTACCATCTAACATTATTTAGTAAGCATCTCTCTTAGTTTAAGCACTTCCTGAATATTCTTTTGATGATTAGGATGTGTCTTATTCCAATATGGAGATCCTTCTTGAGTTAGATCGCTGATCTCTTTTTCTATTTCTTTTGCAGTCATATAACCAGTACCATCACCTTTGATGATTTCATCTTCTGATAATTTATCTGCAAGAGAAGAAAATGCTTTGATGACACTTAAATTGTCGCCAAGTCTTGATCCATCTTTTAAATATGTATTTTCTAAAAAGTCTTGACCTAAAGTTGATACAGCAAGTTTCTTTGCTTGATCAAGTCTTTTTCCGAACTGAGGACCATATTCTTTTTTAAGTTCAGCTTCAGTATTTAATTGACCTTGAGCTGCTTGCTCTTCTTGAGATGCAGCTATATTGCCATTCATCTCATTATAGAACTTAATTAAGCCTTCAGCTTGTTTAGGAAGTAATCCTAGTTTATGTGCTGCTTTATTAAATTCTTGTACTTGTTGACTATCCAGTTCTTGATCCTTGAGATTATACTTATAACCTTCTGGAGTATCTGGAGCGCCAAGTCTTTTAAACACTTCATTCCAATCCTCATCAGTTGAATGCTTGTTAGGAACTGGAATTTTATTAGTTCCTACAAGTTTTTGAGCATGAAGATATGATTTAACCAAATCATCCATGCTATTTATATTTTCTAAAGATTTTTCCTGTTTAAACTCTTCAGGAATACTATCTTTAAAATTTACTTTAGGCTGCTCTGTTGTTAGAACAGTCTCTTTTACCTCAGCTGTTGCCTCAGTATTCTGAACAACATCTGTAGGTGTTGTTTCAGATTGAGCAGTTTGCTCAGTTGTCTGATTTTCCATTTATTTACCTATTGGTTATTTTGATTTTAAAATACTTTTTATGAACACCATGATAGATCTTTGTCCTTCAAAGAATGCGCTTTCATGACTATCGCCTTTAACATGAGTAGTATTAAACTCATGACATCTTTTAGAGATGTCGTCTATAACTCTTTTTCCTTCATCCGATCCAAAAGTTATTTTGTAATCAGATTGTAGTTGCTTTAATTTTTTTTCAGCTTCTTTATTGTGATCCATCTTGAACTACTTTTGCTAATGGTGCTGCTTGTTTAGCTGCTTGAGTTTCAGTTAACAATTGTTGTTGTTCCATTTGTGCTTGTTCATTTGCAGCTCTTTCTTCTCTTATTTGTGCAACTTCAGCATCAGATTTAATTACTTTTGCTGGTAATCCTAAAATATCTATAATCTGTTTAACCATGCCATTATCATCAATATAATCCATAACTGGAAGTGCTTGCGCCATAGATCCAAATATTTCTAATCCTCTCATTAAACTTTGTAGTTCTTGAGATCTTTGAGCAAGTGCCATTGGACTTACAAATTCAATTTTTAATTCTTGTTTAGATAAAATGTCAGGAGCTTCTGTAAACAATCCATTTCTTAACATCATATTAAAAACTCTAATTATTAATGGAGAAAGTAATTCAGATTGTAGTCTGCCAAGAACTGGACCTAAGATCCTCATCTTTTCTTCATTTCTTTGTAAAACTTCTGTAGCAGTCATGTTTCTATTTTCAGTAATTAATAACTGATCAACATGAAACATTTTAGCAATAGCATCTCTTCTTTGATTTTCATTATTTAAAGAAACATTTGTATTAGCATTAATATTTAATGGCTCAATTTTCTCTCTTGAACCACTCCTAAAGAAATTAATAGATCCTGGACTCATTCTTATTGGAGCTAACATACCGTCATCTGGCACTAAAAGAGGTGGATCAATTTGTTTAGCAGCAGCTTTCAAACTATTTTCTACCATCTTATTCAGTACCTTTACGTCTGGCAGTGCATTCATTCCAGGACTTCTTCCATACTGTTCTGTTGATGCTTTTAAATATCTTGGAACTACATAAGGCATTTCCTTAAATCCACCAACTGAAATTATATGTCCATTTTCAAATTCAAAATAAATTGATTGAACTGGCATATTTTGTTTATCCTTTTTTTTAGGATCAAAATCTAATCTTGGTCTAGCAACATGAACTAAAACTATTTCGTCAAAAGGAGCTTTCTTAAATGTATTTATTGTATCTTTAGAAACATTTTCAATACCAAATTTATCTATGACAGCTTGAGCTGGCATTTTAAATTTTCTATAAATGGTATCAACAAATCCTTTTTTATTTTCCTGGATATAAAGTTCTTTAATATGTCTAGCAGAGAAGAGTAGAGTATCTTCTTGATCTTCTTCGATCATTAAACAAGCAGTGCCAAAAGCAATTAAATCAAAATAACACTCAAAAATTTCTTGTTGAAAGTTAGATTTGCCAATTGCATCGTACATTCTAGTTGTAGAATTTTCCAACCATTCCTTTGCTTCATCAATGTCGTTTAACTCAGTCTCTTTAAATCTTAAAGAAAACCATTTATTCGCAGAGCTAGTTAGCATTCCATGTAAAGATGCTGCTAAAAGTTCTAAAGCATGTATGGCCGTTGCATCATAAATTTGTGTATGTCGTTTGTCGCCTCTTGCTCTTTGTTTTGTAATCTCTGCTTTTCTAGGCAACATATAATCGCTAACTTCTTGCCAATGGCTTTCCCAGTTAGATCTTTTTTCTTGTAGCCTAGACAAGTTATCTTTCAATTGTCGAGCCAAATTTCTAAATTCTTGTGATTGCATTATGATAATAAAGTTTTCTTACCTAAAGTTAAATCATCATCTACACCAGCAACTGATGTAATGATTGTAGCTTTTCTTCCTCTACGATTTATTCCAAGCCTTCTTCTATCATCCATTTCTGCTTTTGTTGGTCCAGTTGGAGTAGTAATAGGTTTTGGTGCAGCCATTTGAGAAGCTACTTTAGGCTGAACTTTTGCTTTTGGTTTAAATATTTTTCTTGCTGGTCCACCCATGTTTATTTACCGAATGTTAGTGAAGATTTAGTTTCCTTAGTTTCTTTTTGAACTGGAGATTTCTTTGTTTCCTTTTCGAAAGAAATATCCGTACTATGTTCTTTTTTTAAAACATAAGTTCTTTTATCTTCTTTGTTAATTTTAATTGGTTTAGCTTTTTTTCTAAAAATTTTTTTTATTTTTTCAAACATTATCCACCTAATAGAGTTTTCTTTTCCAAATTCTCATCTTCAATGTCTGTTAAACCAGAGCCAGTAAGAATAGTGGATCTTCTTCCAGTTCTATTTACAGCTCTACGTCTTTCATCTTCAGCAGCTTGCTTATTTCTTGCCTCATCCTCATAACTAAAATCAGGCTCTGGTGGAGCTTGTAAAGCTGGTGGAGCTGGAATGGATGGTGTTTTAAATAACGTACTCATAATTATAATACCTTGTAATCAAGTTCATGGTTTTGTTGCCTTGTTGTGTTTGTAAATTTATGTTCATGCAATCCTACTGCTAAAGTTCTCATTGCATCAGCAGCATGCGATGACCAATCATGAACAGGTTTTATTTTATACACTCTGTCTTTATCACTGAACTTACGATGATAATGTCTAAGTGCATTTATTAGTTTTGAGCAATTATCAACATCAATTAAACATCTAGGCAGCAGCATTTTTACAGAATGGATGCCATCTTCAATTGCCATTCTGGGAGCTACCTCTT